ACCCATGCTACGGGCTAACATATTACAATTAACGGCATTAAATCTACTATAACTAGTCATCGTGTTCATCTCTTCGTTATTTCTCATTATACCCAAGTATACCATACGAAACAGGGTTTGTCAAGGCAAAATCAGCGAATTTTAAAGATATAATGGGCCCGTCCAGTTGATATTATATCCACCATCAAGGACATTTCCTCTCGCTCTGTTCCGAGCAGGAGCGGCCCATCCAGCACACATCAAAAGATCGCCCCTCTTGAACTTCTTGTCACCATCAGTGTTGACAACAAACCCCCAAGCAGAACCACCGCTCTTAGTCAAAATCTTAATGTACTTAGAACCTTTCTTAACAACCCAACCAGTGACAAACTCCCTATTCATATCAGAATTGAAACTCATCTTTTCGTAATCTGCATTAGCAGCAGCAATCATATTCTTAATACCGTCATCGATATTGTCAAACTTCTTATTAACAGGAATAGTCATTCTTTTCACACTCTCTCATTTATCATCAATATATACATAATACCAAATGAGCCATGGTTTGTCAAGGCAATTCGCTGACCGTAAGTCATTGATTATAAAAGGATTTTACTATCACGGCCAATTAATTTCATCGTTTTTTCTTTGCTAATTCCATCTCAATCCATGCTTTTGCACGATTATTTTGGATTTTCTTGCGAAGTAGCCCCTTTATTCGTTTAAACACCCCAAAAAGAATATCATCTCCAGCATCGTTGTTATCTACAATAACCATATTACCCTTAAAATGATTGTTGAATTTACCAATATTAGTCTGAACATCTCTCCACGATTTAACCACAATAGATTCTGGTACGCTACGAGATCGTGATGCATTGCGTTCTAATGCCACATCTAATGAGGTGTTGACAAATATCATGTGAGTATCATACCCTAGTTGACGCAACCCATTAGATTGTGTCGCAATCTTATCAAAGTTGTGACCTGTGCCATCAATGATAAGTCCAAGTCTACCTTCAAGATAGTTTGCTTGTTGTTTTTTGGTAAGTTCCTTTGCTCGGTCACGAATCGGGTTACGAGCATCTGCTTCAGCATCAGGCATTTTGAGAGAAAGGTTTGCATCTTTAAGCAACTTCTCAAATGCGTTATCTGAATTGACTACCTTGAGTCCAGTTCCACCAGTGGTTTTCCTGACAACGTATGATTTACCGCTGCCAGGGCCACCTGCTAAAAAGAAAGCTTTAAATATATTCGGGTCGTAAACTCCCTCTTGTAGTTCGTGAAATGTTTTCATTGTGTTTTCCTGATTGCTCTTGTTTTCTATAATTTACTATTCGTTCTATAACATATTTATCGTTTTCAGACAGTGGGGTTATATTTCGTTCTTGTCTTAGGAATGTTTTTTTTCTGAGTAAATTTCTAGTTTTTTGAGCCATTGATTTATCCTCGTTTCGGTTAATAGGTTAAAAGTCTTCTGATCTTGTAGTCCCCCCAAAAATGCCGGGCGGTACAATTTTTGTCTCTACACCGTCATATGTCTCCTTCTGTTTGGTTATTGTGATATCGCCCTGTGCAAATGGTTCATAGTTATCAGACGGGCCGTCTAGTGGTTCTTCCATAGAATCTTTGACTAATGATAAAATCATTGTGTGTTTTTGTGGTGACTTTGCAAAATCAAAATCATGCCTTATATTTTTGACTAAGAATGGCCCCCTATAAAATCTGTCAGTATTTTCATTTTCAGCAGCTTTAAGTGCAGCCGTGTATGGAAGATTGAGTATTACCTTCTGGCCAGCATTTATATAAGTATTGCCATGACACAGTATATTAACACTAAGTCCTGATTTTATTTGTGTCAGCTGTGAGTTTCTTCTTTGCAACCATTTCTCTGCTCCATACGCTTCATAAGGATATGTATTGTCTGGGGTTGCCATTTGACCATCATTTCTATTGACAAGAGAAGTTGGTACAACATAAGTTCTTACAGGGAAATCTGATACTCGCTGTCCACTTGGATTTAATGCAACAGGACTTGCTAAAGGGTGTTCTGTTATGCCCTTTGAAACTCCACTAACTATGTGGTCTTCATTTTCAAATTCATCATGATAATTGTAAATTTTTCTTGAAATAGATTTGTTGCGAATATCATGTTTTATAAGCTCTGATCCATACATGCCAGTTCTATAATTCAATAGTGTATCGTTGTTTGCTATAACTTCATAGCTTAGAACATTGTTCAAATCTTTAATAACATCAATCACACCATTTTTACCAGTAAGCGCCCCAGCTTGAAACGTGGTGTACTCCATAAATGTTTCTTGATTATACAAACTTGAAAGAGTTCTAAAATTAAACCCACTAAGACTTTCATAAAATAAGTATGTTGGAGAAGCCTTAAATGTTGCAACTGATTGATCTCTAGCAGTACTAATAACATCTAATGGTCTTATGTTTGGTGCAATATACTTTTTAACACCAGCTGTCCTTTCTACAAAAATATTCTTTTTAGTTTGTAAATGATTGACTAACATAGACAGGACAATATCAGACCACGGCAACGTGAAACTTTTCTTAACTTTGATTCTTTCATTTCTAACCAACTCAAGACTAACAAAACTTAGATTAAACAACTGAATATTATTACCAACTTTTTCTCTCGCGGTTAGAGAATGTACTGCAAACAAATTTTCGGTGAAATCTATGATGCCACTATCCTCTTGAACAGATGGAGTTCTAATTTTAAGTGACAGAAATTCTTGACCTATGATTGGGCCATACGAAGATAAATTTATAGAATCTTGTATTGTTATTATGCCGCTTATGCAACTTTGATTAATGTCTTCAAATATTGTTAATTTTACTACAGATGGTAAAAGATTAACTCTAAGCCCCGATGTAGTAATTAACGATATTTCATCAACAGTAAAATCACCAGCATGCTGTAATCCATCTGCCACTATCCATTATCCTTCATAATTGATTTAAATTCTGATACGAAATCAGTAACATATTCTGGACTAAGAAGTCTTATTTTTCTTAGTGTATCTTGACGCTCCTGTTCATACTCATAGTTGGTTATTAGAGTTGCGGTTGGATAATCTGTGTTGTCTGTTCCAATATTAATTTTTACAGTAGTGTCACCCGAAGTTTGATTTATTTCGTAATGATGTATTCCACTGATATTAGAATATTTGTCGGCAATATGAGCAAGGAATTGATTTTGATTCATTGGCCACTGATGATACCTGTCAGTAATATCATTAACCATAAGAACTATCCAATGATACTCTGGCTCGTCATACAATTTGTCTGCAATAATCTCAGGCGTTTCTCCCTCTTTAACATCATAGGTGTCAAAGAATAAAGTGTTGACCTTTACTTTTGCTCGAACTGCAACTCGTTTCAATAGATGCGTTACAATTTTATAACTTTCATCTCCAACGGAGTCATAAACATTTAAAGGAAATTGTGCAAAATACATTTTTAGAATCCCTGTGCGATTTTATCTTTAGTGATGATTTCCATCTCTTTAAACTTTAAAGAAACTTTTGTTGTCTGTGGTCGCCCACCTTCATACGCAACAAATCTATCTGAACCATAACTTATGTCCATACTCTCTAATGCACAGGTAGATATTTTATTGAGGTGTTTGTTTTCTCCGCTTTTGTACATATATCTTATGTTGAAGAAACTCGGTATGTCCATCTCCCTAAAAGATGTATCTGTGTATGAGGAAGCCATATGAAACTTAAATTGTTGTACAATTTTTTCTATTGTATCAGCTTCTGCTTCATCTTTTGGTATAAAAACAAAGTCATACGAAAAACTTCTTCGTCCAACACCCTCAAACATCAGTTCCATTCTTGGAGTTATAATTGCTCCTTTTTCCAACGCAATTAACGCATTGGCGCCGGGAGCAACTGTGTCAAGTGTTTTTAATAACATATTTTGTACACCTGCTTTAGCAGAGTCTAATACAGCGTTTAGACTTGAATTAGCTGCATCTCCACTTTGACCTGAGAATGCTTCGATAGCACCTGCCCCAACAGCAGCCAATGCTCCAATTTCTTGCTCTCCATAGTTTGAGTTATAACTAACAGAAATTGAAGGTGGCATATATAACGCAATCATAGTGTCTATTCTGGTTGTTGCGGCTTTTGACAATTGAATGCCTTGGCTGGGGCCAGACAAACCTCTCGCCTTATTCTGTGCCGAGCTATTCTTTTTTGTTTCTTTATCTAACGCAAGTTTCTCAGCTTCTCGTTGTTCTTTACTCTTTTTTTGTTTGAAACTTCCACCATCGCCGTCGTCTACTTCTGTATATTCATTCCCTACTACCTTTGTAAGATTTGCAAGGTTACTGCCATCAACAGCGCCAGATTTTAATTTTGCTTTATTCTGTTGTAAAATTTCAAATATAATATAATGACCTTGCATATCATCACCCTCAACGCCAGCAGGATATGCAAGATTTTTAGTTGTAAATTTTGTTGGTCTGTTGGTTAATGCAGCTGCTGGGTTGGTTGGATTGAGGTCTACGCCAAATATGTTGCCAGCGATATTTCGCAACCCATTAACAGCAACTTTGTTTGCTGCTCTGGCGGTATTCGCAACAACCGCATTTCTTAATCCATCTAATATTGCCATAAGTTTTTCCTTATATATACTATTTATAAGCTATGTCATACTCAGGTCGATATATTCCAAAAAACCCCAAAAAATATAAAGGGGATCACTCTCAAGTTATTTATCGTTCTCTTTGGGAGCGCAGATTTATGGTATACTGCGACTCCAGTAATTCTATTATAGAATGGGGTAGTGAAGAGATCATTATACCCTATTTATCACCTTGGGATGGAAGGATTCACAGATACTTTCCAGATTTTTACATAAAGACAAAACAACATGACGGTTCTATTAAAAAGTTTATTATAGAGGTTAAACCTAAAGCTCAATGTAAACCACCACCATCTCAACCCAAGAGAAAGACTAAACGATGGTTTAATGAAGTTAAAACATGGGGTATAAATGAAGCAAAGTGGAAACACGCAAATGAATGGTGTTTAGACAATAATATGGAATTTAAGATACTGACCGAAGATCATCTTAATATTCGTTATAAATAGAGTTATGGCTACTAGTAATTTCATACAATCGGTTAAAGACGAAACAAAGGGCAAAGACCGTTCTGTTAAATGGTATCGTGCTAAAATCAAAGAGTTTGGTAAACCTGTAGCTATGGATTTAATACGAGATGGTAAAAGAAACAAAAAACAATTCTATGGTAAATTGAATATGTTTTTCTATGACCCCAAGTTTAAAAAAGAGTTGCCGTACTATGATACGTTTCCACTGGTGCTTCCGATAGAAAGATACTCAGATGGATTTCTTGGTGTTAACTTTCACTATCTACCAATACCGTTAAGAATAAAGTTGTTAGATAGAATTATGACATTTGCAAATAGTCAAGACCTTGATGAATCTAGCACTAGAATAATTGCAGACTATAGCAAATTAAAAAAAATAAATATAATCAAACCAACTTTACATAAATATTTACATTCAAGAGTAAAATCACAATTTCGTAGAGTTGACGCAGATGAATTTAAAATTGCTTGTTTGTTACCAGTACAGCGATTTAAGAAATCCTCTGCAGCAACAGTATGGAAAGATTCTAGGAGTATGATTTAATGGCAGGAAGTCTCGCACAATTTTTAGAAACAGCCGCATTTGGTGTTCTTAATGATGTATTGTCTGGATTTCATTCTAATAATGGTTACGCAGTACCCAACAGATTTGAAGCATTAATTATTCCACCAACCGCAATGGGGAAAAATTCTTCTACAACAGGGTCAAGTGGGTTAAGCAAAAGTTCGTCTGATGGTAGGGCAGTATCGTTGCGTGTTGAATCAATTCTTTTGCCTGGGCGAAACTTAAACACCCTTACAGACTCAAATATATATGGCCCCACAAGAGAAATTGTTGATGGGGTAACTTATGCAGATGATATAAAAGTATCATTTCAAGCAAGTTCTGACCTTGCTGAAAGAAGGTTTTTTGAGGAATGGCAAAAGATAGCATTTAATGAAAAGACTTGGGATGTAGGATATTACAATGATTATATTGCTCAGATTGAGTTATACTTGTTAGATAGACAGGATAAAAGAAGATTTGGAATTAAACTTTGGGAGTGTTTTCCAAAGACAATTGACGGAACTGAATTAAATCAAGGAACAAACAACGAAATCATAAAGAACGATGTAAGTTTTTCTTTTAGATATTGGACACAACTTGATATTACTGCTCAGCCAACAAGTATAACTGACCGATTGGTTAGCACATTTTTTGGTACAGTTGAAAGACGAATAACAGGATCAATACCCAAGATATTGAATAGATTATAAACGGAGATTAAAATTATGGCATTACCTAAATTAAACAGTGCGAGTTATGAATTGAATTTACCATCAACAGGAGCGACAATAAAGTACAGACCGTTTCTTGTGAAGGAACAAAAAGCATTAATGATTGCTCAAGAATCAGAAGATGAGAAGGTGATTGAGAATACATTCGCTATGATCATTAATGATTGTGTTACAGATGATGTTGACCCATACAAGATGCCAATGTTTGACATTGAGTATGTGTTTCTAAAGATACGAAGTAAATCTGTTGGAGAAATAGCTAATTTGGTTATAATTTGCCCAGATGATGAAGAAACTAGAGTAAATGTTTCGGTTCCTTTGGAAGAAGTTGAAGTGCAAATGGAAGAAGACCATACGAATGCTATTAATCTTACAGATGACGTTAGTGTTATAATGCGGTATCCTTGTCTTGGTGACATGAAAGGATTTAATGCACTTGGTGAAACAAAGTCATTGTTTGAAATGATAAAAAGATGTGTACATGAAATTCATGATGGCGAAGAAGTATATCGTAGAGTTGACATATCTGACAAGGAGTTGGATGAATTTATTGACAGTATGTCCTCAAAGAACTTTGAAGAGGTTGGGAACTTTTTTTCAAGTATGCCTAAGTTGTCGTATGAAATTGAGGTTGAAAATCCTAAGACAAAAGTTAAAAGTGTAATCCCAATTGAGGGTTTGCAAAGTTTTTTCGAGTAGCCCTTTCACATGACTCATTAGAAAACTATTATCAAATGAATTTTGGGATGATGCAACATCACAATTGGAGTTTGACAGAAATAGAAGAAATGATACCTTGGGAAAGGGAGATATACATAGGACTATTAATGAACCATTTGAAGGAAGAAGAACAAAGACAAAAGCAAGAAAATAGAAGGAGATAGTTATGTCAGAGGAAGAAGTAAAAAAAGATTATCATCCAGCAGACACTAATGGTGATGGAAAGGTGTCCAAAGAAGAACAGCAGATGTTCTTAGAGTTCAAACGCAAAGAACTAGAAGATGCAGACGCAATGAGAGATGCACAACGTAACATGGCATGGTTTGCACTTACAGGAATGTTATTGTACCCTGCATGTGTTGTTATATCGGTTGTGTGTGGTATTGAGTCGGCCGCAAAGATACTAGGCGATATGGCAGGAGTATACTTCATTGCTGTTGCTGGTATTGTTGCAGCGTTCTTTGGCGCACAAGCAATGTCTAAAAAAGTAGCACCTAAAAAGTAGGATATTCAGA